GCGCAGCGTGTCGAAGATGACATGAATTATCAGTTGACCGATGTGATGGTCGAGTATCGTCCGGAACACGAGCGCATGCTGTGGGGGTTGGGCCTTGCAGGTAATGCGTTCAAAAAGGTGTACTACGATCCATCACTCGGTCGTCAGGTCTCGATGTATATCCCGGCTGAGGATGTCGTCGTGCCCTACGGCGCGTCCAGTTTGGAAGTAGCTGGGCGCGTCACCCATGTGATGCGGAAGACTGAGAACGAGCTTCACAAGCTGCAAGCCTCGGGTTTTTACCGTGATGTTGACCTCCCTGAACCGACCGATACTCTCGACGAAGTTGAGAAGAAAATCGCGGAAAAGATGGGTTTTCGGGCTTCTACCGATGACCGGTATAAGCTCTTGGAGATGCACGTAGACCTCGTCCTACCGGACGACAGCTACGCTACTGATGAGGCGGATGCCAAGATTGCGGTGCCGTATGTCGTGACTATCGACAAGGCTACCCAGACGATCCTGTCTATTCGCCGTAACTGGGACCCCGACGATGATAAAAAGCAAAAGCGCAATCACTTCGTACATTACGGGTACATTCCGGGCTTTGGTTTTTATGCCTTTGGCCTTATTCATCTTATTGGTGCATTTGCTAAGTCTGGCACTTCTCTTATTCGCCAGCTTGTGGATGCTGGTACACTCAGCAACCTTCCGGGCGGGTTTAAGACTAAGGGCCTTCGCGTCAAGGGCGATGACACGCCTATCGCGCCTGCTGAATGGCGCGATGTAGACGTCGCCAGCGGCACGATGCGCGACAACATCATGCCGCTTCCTTACAAGGAACCGAGCCAAGTCCTCTACACGCTGCTTCAGACCATCGTTGAAGAAGGTCGTCGCTTCGCCTCTGCCGCTGATATGAAGATCAGCGATATGTCGGGTCAGGCACCGGTCGGTACAACGCTGGCCATTCTTGAGCGCACGCTCAAGGTTATGTCCGCTGTTCAGGCCCGCATCCACTATTCGATGAAGCAGGAGTTCAAGCTCCTTAAGGGTATCATCGCTGCATATACGCCAGAGACGTATAGCTACGAGCCGGAAGAAGGCAGCCGCAAGGCCAAGAAGAGCGACTACGACAACGTCACCGTCATCCCGGTAAGCGACCCCAACGCTGCCACGATGGCCCAGAAGATCGTCCAGTATCAGGCCGTGCTTCAGTTGGCGCAGGGCGCACCGCAGCTATATGACCTGCCGTACCTGCACCGCCAGATGCTTGAGGTTCTGGGGATTAAGAACGCCAACAAGCTCGTCCCGCTCAAGGACGGCGACGATATGAAGCCGCGTGACCCCGTGTCGGAGAACATGGACGTCATCAACGGTAAGCCCGTTAAGGCGTTCTTGGAGCAGGATCATCAGGCCCACCTCACTGTCCACCAGACAGCGATGCAGGACCCTCAGACGCAGGAGTTTATGGGTCAGAACCCCAACGCTCAAGCTATGATGGGCGCGATGCAGGCGCATATTGCTGAGCACTTAGGGTTTGAATATCGTCGTCAGATCGAGGAGCAGGCCGGTGTGCCGCTGCCCCCGCCCGGTGCCGAGATGTCGCCAGACCTTGAGAAACAGCTTTCGCAGCTTATGGCCACGGCTGCCCAGCAGCTTGCGCAGAAGAAGCAGGCCGAGACCCAGCAGGCTCAGAACCAGCAGATGCAGCAGGACCCGATTATCCAGATGCAGATGAAGGAATTGGAGATCAAGCAGGGTGAGCTTGATCTCAAGCAGAAGAAGCTGCTCCTCGAAGCCACTACACAGGCAGATAAGATCGAACTCGAAGAGAAGCGCATTGCTTCTCAGCAGGAAATCGCTGGCATGCAAGTCGGCGCAAAAGTCGCAACCGACAAGGCTAACTTGTCTGCGAAACAGCAGGAAGCTGGGCTTCGTATGGGCATCGAGATTGCCCGCGAGCACCTCCAAACTGCACAACCCGAAACCCCTGTTTCCCCAACCCAGCAGCCAGAGGAGATTGAATGAGCACCGACCTACTCCAGTACCTATCAAAGAAGGTAAACGACGAGATTACCGTGATGAGCGATGATCTTGCCCGGGGAACCGCGAAAGACCACGGCGAATACAAATACGCCTGCGGCATCATTCGTGGCCTCATGATCGCAAACGGTTTCTTTGCGGAAACCGCAGACCGTATGGAACAAGACGATGACTGAGATCATTGGTGCGGCCAAACCCGCTCTTATTGACGTCGCTGGCAGGCCCCTCCCGAAAGTCGGGGCAGCCCCTGAGGTTCCGGTCGAAGACCGGGCTAAGCAGCTTCCTGACCCCACGGGTTACCGCATCCTGTGCGCTATCCCTGAGATTGAGAAGACGACCGAAGGCGGCATTATCAAGGCGGATGAGACTATTCGCCACGAAGAACTGCTCGCTACAGTCCTGTATGCCGCGAAACTCGGCCCAGACTGCTACGCTGATGAGAAGCGTTTTCCGACTGGTCCATGGTGCAAGGAAGGGGACTTTGTCCTTGTGCGCCCTCACGCCGGTACACGAGTGCTAATTCATGGCCGTCAATTCCGGATCATCAATGATGATGCGGTTGAAGCTGTTGTGGAGGACCCGCGAGGTATCTCGCGCGCTTAACGGGGGCGGTCCCCGTACAAAGGAGAAGAGTAATGGCGACTAAGCCTGATGACGATGACTTCCAGTGGGAAGTCGAAGATGAGACCCCTGTTTCTGACAACAAGCCTGATATTGAGATCGAAGACGATACTCCAGAGGCAGATCGTGGGCGCGAGCCTATGCCTAGGGAAGTTGTCGAAGAGCTAGAGGCGGATGAACTCGAAGAGTATTCCGATAAGGTCAAGACTCGCCTCAAGCAGATGAAGAAGGTCTGGCATGACGAGCGCCGCGAGAAAGAGCGGTTCCAGCGTGAACAGAATGAAGCCCTAGCAGCCGCGCAGCGCCTGCTGGAAGAGAACCGTTACCTTAAATCTACGCTTAGCCAAGGCGAACAGACGTTGGTTGGTAGCTATAAATATGCTGCTGAACTTGCGATGGAGAAGGCAAAACGGGAATACCGCGATGCCTATGAAGCGGGCGATACCGACAAGGTGCTCGATGCCCAAGAGAAGCTCAATCAGGCTTCATTCCAGCTTCAGCAGATCGCAGGCTATAGACCTACTTTACAAGGTGTAGAAGAAGAGGTACAAATCCCTCAACAGCAGGTCCAGATTCCTCGACCAGACCAGAAAACCATGGCGTGGCAAGAGCGCAATACATGGTGGGGTACTGATCCGGAGATGACAGCATCTGCTCTCGGGCTTCACCAGAAGCTCGAAAGAGAACGTGGCCCGCAGTTTGTGGGTTCCGACGAGTATTGGGGCGCAATCGACACAACGATGCGCCGTCGTTTCCCCGAATATTGGGGAGACGAGTCCAGAGCGAATGACGGCACTGCGCGAGCTTCACGTAGCTCGAAACCTGCCAACGTCGTCGCACCAGCTTCTCGAAGCACAGCCTCCAAAAAGATTGTGCTGAAACAGTCTCAGCTTTCGATTGCGAAGAAACTGGGTCTAACCCCCGAGCAATATGCCCGGGAACTCATGAAGATGGAGCGTTGAACATGACAGAGAATCGAGTCGCAAGAGAGCATGAAGATCGGGCGAGTATGAACCGTCCTGAGTCGTGGGCACCAGCCGGAGGGCTTCCTGAGCCTGAACGCCAGCCCGGATACGCCTACAGGTGGGTTCGTATTTCCGCTCTTCAGCAGCAAGACGCCAAAAACGTCTCAGCCAAATTCCGTGAGGGATGGGAACCGGTACGGGTTGAAGAGCAGCCGAAGCTCAGCTTCCTAGCCGATCCTAATAGTCGCTTTAAGGACAACATTGAAATCGGCGGGTTGCTGCTCTGCAAAATCCCGTCTGAGTTCATGGATCAGCGTAAGCAATATTTTGCGAACAAGAACCGTGCTCAGATTGAATCCGTAGACAATAACTTCATGCGTGAGAATGACGCGAGGATGCCGCTCTTCCGGGAGAAAAAGTCCACGACGTCGTTTGGCAAAGGCAAATAAGCTAGGAGCTTAAACTATGGCATATCCTTCTGTTACAAGCCCTTACGGGCTTATTCCGATCAATCTGATCGGTGGGCAGGTGTTTGCCGGTTCTACGCGTCTGCTGCCCATTGCTACCAACTCCTCGACGGCCATCTATTATGGTGACGTTGTGAAGTTGCTGGCTGGTGGTACGGTTGACCGGGATGCCGGTACTGCGACTGCTACTCCTGTTGGCGTTTTCCTTGGTTGCACCTACACCGACCCGGTATATGGTAAGACCTTCCGCCAGTACTACCCCGGTACCACGAACATCACCGACGTTAAGGCTTATGTCCTCGACGATCCGGACGCTCTGTTCAAGGTTGCGGTGTGCGCTGGCACGAACTCCAACACCATCAGCTACGTCACTCAGGCTGCTGTTGGTTCGAACTTCAAACTGGCAAACGGCGCGAACAACGCTGGTTCGACCATTACGGGTAACTCGAAGGTGGGTGTTGATTCCACCGAAGGTACTACCTCGACTTGGCCGATCCGTGTGGTTGACGTCGTTCCTGAAACCGCAACGGCTGGTAACCCCGGTTCTTACACCGAAGTTATCGTCAAGTGGAATCAGGGTACACACCAGTACCTCAACCCCACTGGCCTCGCATAAGGAGACTGAACAATGGCAATTTCACGCGCACAACTCCTCAAGGAGCTTTTGCCCGGCCTGAACGCCCTGTTCGGTCTGGAGTACAAGCAGTATGGTGAGGAACACAAGGAGATCTACGAGACTGAGACCTCC